CTTGATGTAGAATTAAAAAAACAAGTACGATTAACCTTACTTGATGCTAAATTTGCTTTTGGATGCTGCAAAATTCTTTATACACCGATGTTTGAACACAATCCTAAAGCTGGAGATCCTATTGTTGTCGGACTTGATGATTTTGGAGAAATGATCTTTCTGAAAGATAATGAAGGGAATATCATGGGACAATCTGATGATATTCTTATATCTGAATTATATTTTGTAGAAAGAACATCTCCCAAAGATATGTTGATTGACCCTGAATGTAAAAATTTTGTTGAAAGATCAAAATGGGTAGGGCAAGAAATAATTAAACCGTTAGATTACATGAAAAAAAGCAAATTATATAAGAATACTTCAGGATTAGAAGCTAATGTTGATTTAACAGAGATATTAAAAACATTATCTGAAACAGATACAAGAGAATTAGAAGAAGAAAGAGTAAAATTTTATGAACTTTATGATATGGAGAACAATGAACTAATTGTTATGGCAGAAGGTTATGAAAAATTTCTCAGAGAAGTTCCTTTACTTCTTTTGCCTTTTGTATTCTTAAAATATAATGAAAAACTGGATGAATTTTATGCTGTTCCAGATATACGGATTACAAAACCCTTACAAGAAGAGGTTAATGTAGGGCGTTCTCAGATGATTACTCATGCAAGGAGAGCAGCAAGAAAATACTATTATGAAGAAAATTCTATAGAAGATACTGAAATAGATAAGGCAAAAGAACCTGAAGATATGACGTTTTTTGCAATTAAAAGTTTTGCTACTCCTCCAAAAGCGTTAGAATTAGCTGTGCAAGACCCTTCCATCTATAACAATTTGAATCAAAGTAGGATTGATTACAATGAAGTATCTGGAGATACTGAAGCAGAAAGAGGGGTTGTAGAAAGAAGAAAAACTCTTGGTGAAGCTGAATTAATTGAGGGTCATGCAAGTGTGCGGAGAGCAGATAAACAATCATTGGTTGCAGATTTTATTAAAGAAATTTATTCTAAATTGTTACAATTAATGCAGCATACTCTGACAAAGAGGCAAGCTGTAAAAATTATAGGGCCAGTAGGACAGTTTTGGGTAGAAATAGAGCGGGATGATATATTAGGTGAATTTTCAATGGATGTGGAAGTTGCAGAGATGAAACCTCAAATTCCAGAGATTGAGAGAAAAGAATTAGCTGAATTTATGTTTGCTCTGGCTAATTTGTTGACTGCTATTTTGCAGAATCCTATAATGATGCAAATTATGAATATTCAAGGGATGATTAAGGAATTAGCTAAAGGTTATCAGACAATAAATGTGGAAAACCTATTAAATATGGCAGTAACTCCTGAACAAATCGCTCAACAGGTGCAAAAACAAATGAATCAAGGTGGAAAACCAGCACAGGGAGGAACAGTATAAAATGATACCGCTTCTAAAAGTCTATATGAATAAAAAGGTTGATGATTCTTTGCTAGAAACAATCCATTCAGGTTGGATTGGGCAAGGTGAGAAAGTTAAAGATTTTGAGAATTTATTGCGAAGAAGGATTGGGAATCCTTATTGCTTATCTCTTTCTGCTGGTACACATGCTTTGCATTTGGCTTTAGTTCTGTCAGGCATTGAAGAAGGGGATGAAGTAATTACAACAGCTTTAACTTGTACTGCAACAAATTGGCCTATTTTACAACAGAGAGCAAAGATTGTATGGGCAGATATAAAAGAAGATGATTTAAATCTTGATCCTTTTGATGTAGCAAAAAGAATTACTGATAAAACGAAAGCTATAATTGTTACTCATTGGGGTGGTTATCCATGTGATTTATCTGCTTTTAAAGATATTGCAACTAATTATGGATTAATTCTTATCGAAGATGCTGCACATGCTTTTGGGGCAAGTTATCGGGATAGCAAGATTGGTAAATGTGATTATTCAAATTTTACGATGTTTTCATTCCAGGCTATTAAACATTTAACTTGTGGAGATGGTGGAGCATTATTTACACAGAGTTGTCTTGATTATGAAGATGGGAAACTTTTGAGATGGTTCGGGATTAACAGAGAAGGCCCAAGACGAGATATGCGATGTGTAGAAGACATAGAAAAGTTTGGATTCAAATATCATATGAATGATATAAATGCAACAATAGGAATTTCTAATTTTGATTCGATAGATTGGATTTTGAAAAGGTGTAGAGAAAATGTTGATTATTACAGGAAAGAATTAAGAATTGTGCATGGAATTACTTTAATTCAAGAACGAGTAGATCGAGTATCTACAAATTGGTTGTTTACAGTTTTAGTCGATGATCGAACAAGTTTTGCTCATTTAATGGGTTCAAAAGAAATAGCGGTTTCGAGGGTACACGAAAGAAATGACAATTATACTTGTACTAAAGAATTTAAAACAGAACTTCCAACTTTAGATAAAGTTGCTTCTAAAATGATTTGCGTTCCCTGCGGTTGGTGGGTTGGAAAAGAAGAGAGAGAATATATTGTTAGTGCGATAAAGGAAGGTTGGTAAATGAATAGACATGCAGAAATAGGAAAATCAGGCCAGCCTAGAAGAGAATTTCTAATAAATCAAGGAAATATCGACCCTGAAATCTTTGTGGTGAAAAAGAGAGAGAAGATTCCTTTTAAAGACCTTTTAAATATTATGTGTTGCCCTTTATGTAAACATGATTTAGATTCATTATTAATAGAAGATTTTCTTTTCTGTACTCATTGTAAGCGAAGATATAAGATTATTGATGGTATTCCAAATATGTTAGTTGAACAATCTGAGATAATGAAATAATATGCCGATTTATGAATATGAATGTTCATATTGCCAATGTACGTTTGAGGAATTTCGCAAGATAACTGAAGCGTCTGGAAAGAGTTTTTGTCCTAAATGTGGTATGGTATCATTTAAATTGCCTTCGGTAATACGACCAGTAATTTTCAAACAGAGAGAATTTGCTGATGGTACAAAAACTCCTGACAATATAAGAACATTTAAACAAGAAGAAAACTGGAAGAAAAAGGAAAAGATTCATTATGATAAACCTACAGGAAAGGAGAAAAGACATCGGACAGAAGAGAGAAAAGCAACAGGTTTCAATCAATTACAGAAAGCATTTCAAAAGGCAAATAGAGATCCAAGTCGTCAAATAAAAAATAAAATTCAAGAATTGGAGAGAAGATAATATGGCAAAAGGTAAAGAAAATGAAACTTTAGTGGCTTTTGAAAGTGGGCATTACAAAACAGTAATCGGAGTTTGGAAAGGTGATGGTGTTTGGATGCACTTTCATAAAGAAAACGGAGGTATGGTGCATATAAACAAAAATAAGGTTGAATATTGCGAATCATTCGATAAGAAGGAGAAAGAATAATGCCATGTAAAGGGAGAAAAGGAAAGAAGAAAAAAGGTAAGGGGAAAAAGAAATAGATGTTTGAAGCAATAAAAAACTTTTTTAAAAGGAGTGATGAAATGAATTTGGGAGATGTTTTAAAAGATTTGGATATTGATATTCCAGTTGAAGGAGATAAAATTGAAGGTGAAGGTAAACCAGTTGAATTAGATTTAGAAAAAATTCCAGAGGAACATAGGGCAGCGGTTAAAACAGCAATAGAAGCAGGAAAAACTAGAGTAGGGGAGTTAGAAAATCAAGTTGCTCAAAAAGACTTGACAATTAATACTTTACAGAGTAGTTTTGAAAAAGCTGCTAGTGGTAAACCAGTAGAAGAGAAGAAAGACGCTGGCGAAAAACTTTTTGGTGTGAGTGATAAGGATGATTATTACAATCCTGCATTTGTAAAGATAGCAGAAGATTTAAAAACTATTAGATCTGCTATTTCAGGGAAAGATACAGATACTTTTATGGGCAATTTAGAAAGTTTTGCAACAAAGAATCCAGACATTGCTAAATATGCTGTTGATATGGATAGAATTGCCGCAGAACATCCAACATTGTTGAAAGATATACCTAAACTATACACTTTGGGAAAGGGGGTGCATGACCGTAGAGCAGAAAAAGAAGAAAAAGTAAGGAAATCAACAGAAAGAGAAATTAATGCTGCTGCATTGGGTTCGGAAACTGGTGGAACTGCATCGGGCAAAGTACAGCCAGGGCAGGTGAAGACGATAACTGAAGCATTTGAAAATGCACAAACAAGTATGTCTAAAGTTTAATAAACTACAGGAGGAAAAAAACTAATGGCTTCTCCAAGTTCACTTTCAAGTCTTGATTATGCGACTTTGTTGAGTACCACTTTGATGAATTATCGGGGCCAGTTTTATGACAATATTCATAATGCGATTCCTATTTTTTGGAAAATGCGGAACAAGAAGCGGACTGAAGAAGGCGGAGAAAGGATAAAAATTCCTCTTGCATATGCCAAAAATTCAACTTTCAAATCTATTTCTGGATATGAGCCAGTTGATACTACACCACAAGAACCACTTACTACAGCATTTTCTGAGTGGAAAGAAATGGCGGGTAGTATCGGTATATCAAGAGAGGAAGAAAATAAGAACAGAGGAAAATATCAAATTATTAATATGCTGCAAGCAAAAGTTACAACTGCGGAATTGTCTGCTGCTGAAGAACTCGCAGAACAAGCTGTTGGCACAATTTCTACTTCTGATCCTGCAAAAGATTTAAGCCCATTGCATCATTTGATTCAGAAAACTCCAAGTGGGGCTGCTACTGTTGAAAATATTGCACAGGGTACATACGCTTGGTGGAGAAATCAGATTAAAGATTCTGCTGCAACAACTTGGGCTGGATTCATAGCTGAAATGGCTACTTTGTATAATCAGTGTAGTAAAGGTGCTGGAGCTGGCAAAAGATCAGAACCAGATAGTATTTTTTGTGATATGAATTACTATGAAGTTTATGAAGCTGCTTGCAGAGATAAAACAAGAATTATTAAGTATGATGAAACAGTAGCTAATCTTGGATTTGGTGGTGCGAAATATAGAAATGCGATTTTGATGTGGGATGAATACATGCCAGATATTAATCTAGGAACTTCAGTTACAAGTGAAACAGTTGATACTTATTCATATACTAATTATTCTGCACTATTTGTTAATACGATGTTCTTAGAATATGTGGTTATGGCTGGATCAGATTTAGATATGGGGCCATTCATTAAGCCAGAAAATCAAGTTGTAAGAACTGCCATTATTTATAATATGGCAAATATGGTTTGTTCAAACAGAAGAAAGCAAGGCGCACATTACACTATTTCTACATCAATTACGAGCTAATATTAATTTCAGCGTGCCATACGCAAGGAGGAACTACACATGATAATCCAGAGAGTAAATAGAACAAATCCAGAGAAGGTATTCATCATTACTTACAATGACGAAACAACTGCTATGGTTAAAGGAACTGTTGTGGATTTCGATTATGATGGAACTGACGATGGATTAAGTATTGTTGATTCTTCAACGGGTGATGCTGCAAAGAGTCATTTAGCTGCAGGAATTGTAGATACAGCTTTGGCTGCACAGGCATACGGATTGGTTCAGTGTTATGGTGTGAGAACTGATGCTGTTATCTTACATAGCGGTACAGCTTCAAATGCTAATGCAGCAATCGGAGATGCTTTGATTATGGATACTACAAATGACGGTCTTTCGGGGTGTGCTGCTGGTGCAATCAGCGAATATTTCCCAGGATTTGTCATGGGTGAAACAATGGCATCTTCATCTGGAACTGTAACTACAACCGGAACAATATTTATCAGAATGATGTAAAGAAATGAGCTGGCAGGGCAGCTTGAGAGGGGTTTTCCCTGCATGTTTACCTCTCATTTCCAAATTATGAAAGCAGATTGGGGAAGAAAAACAAGAGAATATGACAAAGAGTTTGCTCAATACCAAAAAGATGGTCTTGATCTTATATATAGGTGTGATCGTTGTGGAAAAATGGTATTGAGGTATCATATTCAAAATAATCCTCATGGTTGCAAAAGATGTGGAAGCCGAAAAGTTGTACCTGCAATGCAGGATTTAACACAATTTGGTATTAGATGGTATAGATTCTGGAATTGGTTTTATGAGCAACAAATTCAAAAATATATTAAAAAGATTAGAAAAGTTTCTTGATTCTCAATCTGATGTAAAATGGGCGTACATCGCAGGAGATACTATAGATAGTGATGATTATCGTTTTGATGGTGGTGCGATTATACTGGAATCGGATGAGGAAAAGTTTGTGGTTTTCCTGAGAAAAATAAAAAAGGAGAAAATATGACGACACAGCCAGCAACAATTTTAGGTGAAGGTGAAAAATTAGTAGTTGTAGCAACTTGTACTTTAACAGCTATAGGCAATAAACCTTATGCAACTCATTTGAATTTTGCTTATAGACTTGCAAAAGATAACCCAGACTATCGTTTTTTGTTATTTACGCCTTATAGAGTATCAATAGCTGATTTTAGAAATGAAGCTGTTAATGTTGCTTTGAGTGTAAAAGCAGATTATCTTATGTTTTATGATGATGATGCGCTTTTCTTGGGTGATACTAGAAGTATTTTTAAGATTTTATTGGAAAGTGATAAACATATCATTTCACCAGTATATTATGTCCGTGGGTATCCTTTTCATCCTATGTTTTTTAAATCAACTGAAAACATAGAAATGATTAAAGCAGGAAAAGGGTTAGAGTTTTATGATGATTTTAGAGAATCTGGAAAGATTGATGATAAAGGTTTATTGGAAGTGCAAGCTCTTGGTTGTCATTGCACTTTAATTAAGACTGAAGTGTTTAGTGCATTAGAAAAACCATATTTTTTGACTGCTATGCACAATACTGAAGATA